GCCACTATTGTGTGGACATGTCTCCGCATTTGGGAAATGGACACCGTGCAAAACATATTTAAAAAAGAGGACAAGTAATGTGGAGCACGTTGATCTTATTGCATCTCTTTGGCCTATCTTTGTAGGATTTATTACTTTAGTTATTGTACTTGGTAAGCTACATGCAGACGTAGACGTACTCAAAGAAAAAGTTAGAACATTATTTGAACTCTGGAACAAGCGTAATGATTGATAAGCTCATAGGTCCCATTACGGGACTGCTGGACAAGTTCATTGAGGACAAAGATCAAAAGAGTTCTTTGGCGCACGAAATTGCAACAATGTCACAGAAACATGCGCAAGAAATTGCGTTGGCTCAGATTTCAGTCAATACTCAGGAAGCTAAAGGCAACTGGTTTCAGTCCTCTTGGCGTCCTGCTACTGCGTGGGTTTGTGTCTGTGGATTCATGGTAAACTTCCTAATCAGCCCTTTGGCTGCTCCCTTTGGTATTATTGTTCCTCAAGCAGACACTTCAGTTATGCTCCCTGTCCTCATGGGTATGTTGGGTTTAGGCACGATGCGTAGCTTTGAAAAGACTAAGGGAGTGTCTAAGTAATGGGTAAAAGGTCACCAATAAAACAAACAGTTAAAACTGGTCAGGACATTACTGATAGTTTGTTGGATGCGGAATACGCTAAAACTGCTCAAGCATGGTGGGACGTTAGAAGGCCCGATGTTTTCTTTGGTGTTCAGGGTGAGCGTACAGACGAACAAAAAGCGCGAGTAAAACAGTTTAGACAAGAGTGGGGCAACGTAAGAGGCGCTGCTGCTGTTAACGGTTTAGTAGACGGTACGTACACAGCGGATCAACTAAGTCAAAACTGGGGTGCTGAGAACTTAGCCTCAGTCATTAGAGCTGAAACTTTTGAAGTAGGTGAGTTTAACGAAGGTGATAACTTTGGGTCTTATTTACAGTCAGAGTTTGATAATGTATCTAGCTTTATTAACCCAAGTAATGAAGGAGTTAGAGGTACTTTAGGAACTATAGACACTGCTTTAGCACAAGGCTCAGGCGGACCTAAAGGGGCTGAAAGAGGCGTTACAGTTACTGCTGGTGACTTAGCTAGTTCTTCTTATATGGATGCTGTTCGCTCTGCTGCTGAAACAGCTGGTGTTGACATATACGTTGACGGCCCTGCGGGTGGTCAATATGAACTAAACGTAGGCCAGTACGATGATGTACCTTTAGGGTCTTATCATACTGTACGTGAAGCCGACTCACCTTTAGAAATGATCTTTGAAGCTGTACTTAAAGCTGTTGTTGTTAATGTTTTAACAGCAGGTTTAGGCGCAGAATTAGCATCATTAGGTGAAGCTTTAAGCAGTTCAGGTGAACTCGCTACGATGGCGAGCATGTCTAACGGTGCTAATGTAGCTTATGAAACTACTGAGTGGGCTAGAAATGTAGGAGATATTTTAACAGGCATAGGACAAACACTAGAAGCTGGTGGTGCTATATCCTCTGGTACTGCCGCTGCTGCTGGTGGTGGCATACCTCCTTATGTTATGACCCTTATAAAAAATACTGCTTCTAATGAAGGTGTTATTTCTGATGTAATAGAAGTAGTTGACGTTATTAATACTGCTGCTTCGGCAGTTGAATCAGAAGAAATACCAGAAGCCGTCATTCAAGAAGAAGAAGAAGAAGTTTCCCTAGAAGCAGACCCAGACTTAATGGGAACTGCAACTATTGAGGAAACCATAGGTGACGAAGACTTTACTACTGCTCCTTTACCTACTCCAGAAATTATAGTTGACGAAGTACCTATAGACGAAATACCTATAGAAATAACAGAGCCTGAAGTAGAGTTTGTAGACCCCAGTACGGACAGTGGTGGAGGCGGTGGTGGCGGTGAGGAAAGTGGAGGCGATAGTTCTGCTGGAGCTGGCACTACTGCTACTACTGGGGGAACTGAGGCTGCTGGAGGTACTGTCGGTTCTGGAGGTGCTTCAGGTTCCAGTGAAGGAAGCACTGGTGACGCCCAAAGCACTGACGCTTCTGGAGCAGGAACTGAATCGGTTGAGTCTGAAAGTGGAGTTATAGTCGGTTCAAACGACGGTGTTCCCTATACTAGAAACCCAGTTATAGCTGACAACGGCCCTTGGGTTTATCAAGGGGGAGGCGTGTGGATTATACCTACCGACGAAGAACAAGTTTTACGAGAAGTTTTAGTAGCGGAAGATTATGGTGGTACTTTAGCTGTACAGCTTGCAGAGTTAGCAGCGGGTGAGCCTGACCCTAACTTACAAGCAAAGTACCTTGAAGAAGCTAAAAGGTATATAGGAGATTCTGAAAACTTACCTCCTAATTTTGAAGGAATGACTGCGGAAGAGCTTGAAGAGTTCTTAAAAACACCAACTGGTGAAGTTATTGACGAAACTCCAGAACAGCCCGTTTTTAACGATCCTAATTATGATCCTAATAAAGCAGAAATTTTTAAAGAAGGAGACAGAGCTGATATAGTCCAGAGTTCTGTAGGTACTGGAAATACTACTACTTCGGAGACTGAAGAACAGATTGAGGCTAAGGCAGCAGAAGAACCAGAAAACAATTTTTCAACTGATATTTTAGAAGTTCTTATTGAGGAAGTAACTAACAACAACTCTACAGCCCCTGCCGATATAGACACTACAGGCGGTGCTTCAACCAGTACTACTGAAACTACAGGTACTACAGGTACAACAGGCACTACAGGCACTACAGGCACTACAGGCACTACAGGCACTACAGGCACTACAGAAGTAGTAGTAGTAGACCCTAATCAATCAACTGTAGATTCCGATGGTGACGCTGGTGACGGTGGTAATGGAGGTAACGCAGGAGGTGCTGTAGACGGCGGTGGCGCTGGTACTGACGGAGACGGTGTAGACACAGGCGACGGCGGGGAAGCTGGTGGTGGGGACAGTACCGGAGTAGCAGACGGCAGTGGTGCAGGTGCTGGAGAAGGCTCAGGGACTGGGGAAGGAACAGGTACTGGAGAAGGAACTGGAGAAGGCTCAGGGACTGGAGAAGGCACTGGAGAAGGAGAAGGCTCAGGGACTGGCGGCGGATCAGGTGGTATGCTTTCTGGTGACAGTGGCAGTAGTATTGGGCAGGGATACATGGGAGGCTTCAACTACAACTTACCTCAGTTTGTGCCTGTAGCTTATCAGCCTAAAGATTATGACGTTGAGCTTAATCGAATCATTAATCAAAGTTTGTTTAAAGGAATGATCTAATGAATTATTTAGATTTAGTTAACAATGTGCTAAGAAGACTACGAGAAACGGAAGTTACTTCTGTACAGTCCAATGCTTACAGTAAACTCATAGGAGACCTAGTCAACGACGCTAAGAACCTTGTGGAAAGCTCGTGGGACTGGTCTATGCAGCGTAAATTAATAGGTTTTTTTGTAAGCACACAAACGCAAGACTTTGTTTTATTAGGGTCAGGAGAAGCTCCTAAAATACAGAGCATAATTATAGGGTACGAAGGAGAAGATTTTCTAGGCGGAAAAGGAACTAATTTTTTAACGTACATAGACCAAGTATCTATGGAAAAAAAAGTTAGAATGGAAAGGTCTCAAAACGTACCTGCCCCTTTAGGACTTCCCTTGTACTATACACTTAATGGCATTGATTCAAACAGAGACACTCAAATATCAGTTTATCCTGTTCCTGATACTGGTTACTTTGCATATGCACAGGTTTTTAAAGCACAAGCAGACTTAGTCAATGATACAGACAAACTAGAAATCCCTGTCATGCCTGTGTTACACCTTGCAGTAGCTTTTGCTTCACGAGAACGAGGAGAAACAGGTGGTACTTCTACTCAAGAATACTTTACTATGGCTAACAAGTACCTTTCGGATGCTATTGCGTTAGACGCAGCAAATGCGCCGGAAAAAACTATCTTTTATACACCATAAGGTACACGTATGGCACAAGAAATAAAAAGTATTACTCTTGTAGCGCCTGCTTTCAAAGGTATTAATACCGAAGATTCGCCTTTAGCTCAAGACCCTTCTTTTGCGGAAAGCGCGGACAACGCCATTATCGACAAAAGAGGGCGTATTGCTGCACGTAAAGGACTCAGTGTTTTAACTACGGATAAAACTGAGTTAGGCACTGGAAACTTACGAGCAATAAAGGAGTTTAGGGACAACTTAGGTAACACCAAAATATTCTCAGTGGGTAACAACAAAATACTCAGTGGCACAACTGTGTTGGCTGATGAAACACCGGGCAGCTACACGATCACTTCAGATAACTGGAAGATAGTCAACTTTAATGACAATGTTTATTTCTTCCAGAGAGGCTATGAACCTTTAGTTTATAATAATACTGGAGGCGCTGTAGTTAAACTTAGTACAGTAGCAGGAGCAGCAGGTGTTGTTGCTGCAATGTACGGCAATGAAGTCCTAGCGGCCTACGGTAGACTCTGGACTGCAGACTTTACTACTGATAAATCTACTGTGTACTGGTCTGACCTTTTGATTGGCCATGACTGGACAGGAGGAACATCTGGTTCCATAAATTTATCAAAAGTATGGCCTGATGGTTTTGACGAAATTGTAGCACTGGCTGCACATAATAATCTTTTGATTATCTTTGGAAAACACAGTATCGTAGTGTACGAAGGTGCTGACTCTCCTGCTACTATGAGATTAGTAGATACTATTGCAGGAGTAGGTTGCGTAGACAGAGACACTGTGCAGTACACAGGAACAGACGTTTTATTTTTATCTCAAACTGGTCTAAGAAGTTTCGGCAGAACTGTACAAGAAAAATCAATGCCTATGAGCAGCTTGTCGGGGACAATCACTACGGACATTATTAGACTGATTAGAGGAACCGGAGAAATCTTCAGGTCCGTGTACCACCCAGAAGAAAGCTTCTACTTAATAACTTTCACCAATCAATCAATAACCTTTTGTTTCGACGTTAGAGGTACTTTAGAAAACGGAGCTTATCGAGTTACTCGTTGGC